CATAGTTCCAGTTGATACTGGTCTTGGAGGTGCTGTTGGTTTTGGTGGAGTAGATGGCGTAGATTTTAGTCCTTGTAAAACTTTTTTACTATCTGCAATTCTCTCACTTTGTTCTCTTGATCCCTTATCTGCAGGATTTTCATATTGAAATAAAATCCAGTTTGATGCTTCTTCTATATTCTTTGAATTTCTAAATCTACCACCACTATCATAACTTGGAAGTTCACTAACTAACATAGCGTAATTAATTTCATCAGTCAGAGGTTGTTTTGACGGATCAACTCCCATACTCTTAGCAAGATCATACAACTTTTTCTGCCTTCCAGAATCTGTCCATTGTGCCCATCCATAACCAGTTCCTTTTCTCATTGCTTCGGTTAATAATCCTTTTTTTCCACCTTCAAGAACACTTGGGCCAAGAGTGCTATTTTCTTGTAAAAGATTTCCAACAACTGCTGCTGCTTGATAGTCTCTCAACCCAAGATCTTTTTGTAATCTTCTTGCAATTTCAACTCCTTTTGAAACTCCAGATCCACCAAAACCTCCACCACCAGAAGGAGAAGATGGTGCAGGAACGTCTGGATATAAAGTATCAGATTCTTGTTCACCAGTAGAAGGAATATCAACTTCCCCAGATGGTTGCAGCATTAATTTAAAACCATCTACAATTTGAGTCCCTAACAAATCTACAGTATCAGTTAATTCTTCAAATGATGTTCTTACTTTATTAGAAGAATCTGTAAAATCTAAACTAAGAATGTTATCTCCAGTAGATTTTAACACCTGTCCAAAATTTTGAAGTATTCTCCACATAGTATTGGGTATTGAATATATAATTTCTCCCGCTTTTTTCATTCTAGCAATAAATTCTTTACCCATTGCCAACCAAGTTGGTAAATTTTCAATTAACCATCCGGCACCCATGTAACCAAGAAAAGATAAAATTCTTCCAAGAGGGCCTTGTCCACTTGAAGAAGAAACTTTTTTTAATCCAGTAATAACATTTGTCGATACTTTTTGCATTTCAATTTGATCTTCAAGATCACGCCTTCTAGAAGCTTCTCTTCTTCTTTGCTCTAAAATTTGATTCTTAAAGAATAAATCATTTCTTACTTTGGTTTTATTTGCAATTATTTTTTGAATTCTTTCAATAGATGTTTTTGAACTTGATAAAGTAGATCTTGTAATTGATATCGATTGTGAAATCGTATTAATTGTAGATGTTTGGGATATAACTTCTGCTGTTGTTGCCATGTTATACTACCACATTATAGCAAGAGTATGAATATAATGTATAAAAATTATCAGGGTTAGATGAACGAATCATAGGAACATCTGTTAATGGACCACTAGGTGAACCTTGATTCATTTGAGGAGTTTGTTGTTGAGATGATCCAGAAGAAGCATAAATGACATTTGGTTTTGGTTCTGGAAGTTCCCCAACTTGAGGAGTTTGAGGAGGAACACCTTGAATTTGATTGGGTTGTATTGGAGTTGATGTTTGTTCTTCCGATGCAACATTATTATAATTTTGAATGAAATTATTAGTGTTTGATAATTCAAATACTGGTTCATTATCAAAAATAAGTTCTTCATTTTTTGGAATAATTTCTTGGCCAGGTTTTACTTGATATCCTGAAAGATATGGAGAATTTCCTTGCTCATCCGCTGCAAATATATTATTTGCAGAAAGATTGAAAGCATTTGAATAGTCAGGAATATTGAGTTTTGGTTCAGAAACCATTTCACTTTGAGGAGTAGATCTTAATTGATCTGTTTTCTGTTCAGCAGTTGATTCTATATTTGGTGGAGGTATAAGTTGTTCATTTGGTTTTGACTGATTTTGTTGAGATGTTTCTGGCGCTTGAGAGGATGGTAATGGCTTTGCCTGAGGTTTTGCTTCTGGTTTTGCTTCTGGTTTTGCTTGAGGTTTTCCAAAAAACTTATCATATATTCCTTTACCAAAATCGGCAGATGGTCCGTAAGCGAAAGCACTTGTTATGAGTCCACTTCCAGGAATAGGTAATAAAGATCCTGCAGCAAATGCTGCGGCAGACCCAATCATTCCAGTAGTAGCACCTGCAACCGCTCTTCCAGGATCTTCACCACCAGCAATATCAAGTCCAGTTGCTAAAGAACCAACAGCTAAAGGTCCTGCTATACCTTTGACAATATTTCCAGCACCCCTAATAGCATTAGATGCAACACCCCTTAAACCACCAGGAGGTTTAGCACCTGGTGGTTTAGCGCCAGGAGGTTTAAAAATATTCTGCACCATATTAAATGGTGCTGCGACAGCTCTTCCTAAAAGACCAACAACACCTCTAGTAATTCCAAATAAAGATCTTCTCAATAGAGAAAAACCAAACTTTACAGAAAGAAGAATACCACCAGCGATTGTGAGATTTTTTATAATATTATTTTTAATCTCAGTTAATCTTTCAGTATTTCCTTTTCCTTCTTCTTGAATATATTCAATAACTTGATTTGTCAACCATCCACCAAAAAGATAACCAAGAGATTGAAGGACATTTCCAAAAAGACTTTGAACTTTTGGCGCTATTCTTTCTACTGGAGCAACAATAGCAGATTCTATTCTTTTTTCTATTTCATTTTCTTTTCCAAGTCTTATTTGTTCTTCAGCAAGTCTTCTTTCACTTTCTTGCCTTGCTCTTAAATTTCTTTCTTCAGAAACTGCGTCTTGCTGTAAAAGCGTAGCAATACTAATTAATCCACCATTTAATTTGTTAATATCCTCCCTAATACCAAATATTCCACTCTGAATTTGAGTTAATGAGAGTTGATTTTGTTGAAGTGCTTGAAAATTTTTAACGTCTACATCACTTGGAGACGCTGCAGGTAATAAATTAGAACCTCTTATTGTTTGCCCAGATACTGAAGTATTTCTAGCAACAACTTGCCTAGACTCTTGGGAAAGAGGAGAACCTGTAAGTGGTGTGACTTGTTCAGCCATTATTTGATCCGTTCTTTAAATTTTCCTCTTCAATATACTGTTGGAGTAAAGAAACATATACTTCTCTCTCCCAAGGTATCATATTTTCTAAGTCTGTCAAGCTATATTTATGATGTTGAAGGAGAGCAAAGTTAATTTTATAATATGACGCAAGACTTTCATGCGCCATTGCTATGCGAAAAAAGATGTTAACCCTTCTAATACGATTTTGTTTTCAACTTCAGTATTTGGATTTTTCACATGAATTGTATGAGTTAACTTTGGCATCGTTTCAAAAAAGTTTTCAATCTTTTTGAATTGCTTTGAACTTAATGATTCTAAAAACTCAATAAGTTCTTTTTTAGTACAATCTGATGCTGACCAAGATTCTTCTTCATTAAAAATTTGCTCAATACAAGAACAAATAACACCAAAAGTATCATCAACACTAATTTGATCATTTCGAATAAAATTGTTTTTGATGAATTCTTGAATTGATGGATATCTCATTCTGAGGTTTAAATTATCATCAAGTTTAATATCTCTACTATGCTTGTCACTTACTTCAACTTTTATATCATCAAGATTAATAGTAACAGGTACTTGAGTTTGCCCATCATCTGGACAAGTAATTAGTACTTCCGCAGTTTCGCCTACAGATTTTCCTCTAATATTTAAAAATATATACTCAATATCAAATGTTGCTAAATTATCAATTTTAATTCCTCTTGTAAGAATGCAGTTGCTAATTACGTCCTTAACTGCCTCAGTAATTTGTTTTGGATCTTCACTTTCCATTGCAATGATCAGAATCTTTTCTTCTTTAACAAGAAAAGGTCTATATTTGATAGTCTTTTTTATCGATGGAATTTCCAACTCATAAGTTGGTGTAGAAACTTTTGGTAATGCCATAATGATCAATGATTAAGTAAAAATATTTAGACTGCTTTTTGATTTCCAGTCAATGATGTATAAAGTTCTCCCCTTACAATTGCCTCTGTTGGAGTTAAGTTTGCTGGTCTAAACACAACACCTCCAAAAGGGACAGATCCTGGAGACATTGGAACTCTGTTTTGTGCAGGAGGACTTGCAATTGGATCTCTATTTTGAGAAGTATTGTTAAAAATAGATAGACTTGTAGTTCTTCCACAAATGTAACGGTCATATTCAAAAGTTGCTGCAACTTTTAAAACGTCAGAAGTTCCATAAGAAATAGGAATACTTGAAATTGCAACAGGAAACAAACCTCTAAAAGTATATTCAATTTCACGATTATAATCTCTATCAAATTTTACGATTTTAGTTTGATTTGATTTATAAGAAGAAGGATATTGCATCCGAATAAAATAATCATTTGAAGTTGGACTCGAAGCAGATCCACTTGAAATATAATCCATCCAATGCTCTAATAATTTTAAGGTATTATAATTACTATCAACGTAAAATTCAAGACCTATATTAGTATATAATCTCGTGTGTGCTATTTTTTCTCTAACTCCAATAAAAGGTGAAACCTCTGCAACACCAAAAGTAGATGTGGGTAAAGATGCAGAAAAACACAGTAATCCAAAATCACCACCAGTAAATATTGGATTGATGCCCTTAGTCAGCAAAAAAGTTGATAATTCTAAAGGCAATCCACCAAATTTAACTTCGTAGTGAGATGACTGTGCTAAATTTCCAAATAGAGATCTTACACTTGATATACTTCTGGGAAGTGGCACTCTAAATACCTATATTCGATATTTTATTATAATTATTTAGATGTCATATAAGGGAAAATATCAACCATCTTACCCCAAAAAATATAAAGGTGATCCCACAAATATTGTTTATCGTTCATTGTGGGAAAGAAAATTTATGGTTTATTGTGATTTAAATGAAAATATTCTTGAATGGGGATCAGAAGAGATTGCATTTCCTTATCGTTCCCCAATAGATGGAAAAATTCACAGATACTTTCCAGATTTTTATATAAAAGTTCGTGAAAATGGTGGAAAAATACAAAAGTATATTATAGAAATAAAACCTAAAAAACAAACTATAGAACCAAAAGTTCAGAAAAAGAAAACAAAAGGATACATTTTTGAAGTAACTGAATGGGCAAGAAACCAAGCAAAATGGAAAGTTGCCCAAGAATTTTGTGAAGATCGTCAATGGAAGTTTAAAATTATCACAGAAGACGAGTTAGGTATCAAATAATGGCACTTTCAGGATACGAAAAACCAAATCTTGAAGATTACAGTTTGGATCAATTGAAAGAAATTGCCACAACATATAGAATATCTCACCAATATACTAAAACTGGAGCAACAAGTACAAGTTATAGTAGATTAAACAAAACTCAGTTAATCTATATCATAAAATATGATCCGGATTATAAAAGAGCAGATCCAGAATCTAGAGTTGGTGGTAGAGGAGGAGGAAAAAAATCACCAAATCGAATTGTACCAGTTAGAAGAGACTTAGTTGGTAACGAAAGTCCCTCAGAATTGATGGATATGATTATAGAACAATTGCAGGACACTGCAAGAGATAAGAGAGAAATTTCTGCTGGGAAATATTACACCTACATATATTATGCTAAAACACCAAATATTATTTACGATCGGTATCCATTAATACTTGCATCTGAACCAACAGATTATGGTTTTTATGGATTTAATTATCACTGGGGAAAAATAAGACAATATACATTTCCAGAAGTTGCAAGCGATCTCTATGAAATAACAACTAATGAATTTAATACTCTTCGTGCTATTCCATATGCAGATTTTAGGCAAACTTAAAAATAAATAGTTAAAAAAATAAATGGCACAAATACTACGATACCCAAAAGCTAGTATTGGAAAAAATGATGATTTTTTACAAATCAAAGTTATAGAATATAAACCTCCAGGATTATCTGGACAAGGTGGAGCAATTAAGTTTGCATTGGGGACTACAGAACAAGCATTGCAAGGAAGTCTTCAAAGTCCAAAAAGTGTCATATTATTACCAATGCCACAGTCTGTTGCAGATTCAAACTCTGCAAATTGGGGTGAAAGTCAAGTAAACGCTCTTATGGCTGCTGGTTTGCAAGCAGGAACAAATACAATCAATAGTGGAGATTTTCTTGGTGGTGCCATGAGTGCTGGTTCAGCAATATTCAATGAATTTCAAGGAGCGTTCACTCAAGGGACAGGACAAAAAGCAGCGTCTACAGTATTTTCTAAATTAGCATTACAGGCATTAACAGGACAATCTCCAGAAGCAAACCCACTAATTTCTAGAGAAACTGGAGCAGTAGTAAATCAAAACGTTGAAATGTTATTTCAAGGAGTGAACATACGACCAGGATTTCAATTTTCTTTTGATTTAATTCCAAGATCAAAAGAAGAATCTGAAGAAATAAAAACTATTATTAGAACTTTTAAGCAAGAAATGACACCTAGAAGAGGAACTACAGGTGCTCAAGGTGGAGGATTTTTTGTTAAATCTCCAAATGTTTTTCAAATTGAATACAGAACAGGATCAGGTCCACATCCATTTTTAAATAAATTTAAACCATGTGCTCTCACTAACATGAGTGTAAATTATGCTGGTTCGGGACAATATGCAACCTTTACTGATGCAACTCCAGTTCATATGCAATTAACTCTACAATTTCAAGAGTTATCTCCAATTTACGCTGAAGATTATGAAAAAATTACAGAAGGAGTTGGATACTAATGACTTATTTCAGAGAACTTCCAAACGTTCAATATCAATCCTTTCTTACCAACAAACAATCTTCTCAAGATTATTTACTTGTTAAAAATATTTTTAGAAGAGCAAAAATAAGAGACGATCTACAAAATGTATTTACACTCTTCAACAAATATCAAATTGTAGATGGGACAAGACCTGAGTTAGTTGCTGAAGAAATCTATGGAAGTGTAGAATATGATTGGGTAGTAATCATCAGTGCTGGAATCACTAATTTAAATGATCAGTGGCCTTTATCAAATAAAGATTTGTATAATTTCTGTAAGAAGAAATATGGAAGTGACGCAAAGTTAAATGAAGTACACCACTACGAAACAACAGAAATCAAAGATAGTAAGGGAAGATTAATTCTTCCAAAAAACAATATCGTCAATTCTAACTTTAAAGTTTCATACTATGACAATGGTTTTCTTTATACCAATGATCAATCTCTAATAACTTATACTAAAAGAACAATTTTTACTGATCTAAGTGGAACAGATACAGTTAGAATATCAGTGAAACAAAATGATATCGTCCCTGGAGATACTTTATTAAATGGTGGAGTTTATATTAAAATTTTAGAAGTAAACAAAACGAATATTAAACTAGAATCTCCAATTACTGCAAATATCACAGCAAATGATATACTGACATTCCGAAAAAGTTCAGTTTCATTAATACCAAATCCAGTAATTGGAATTACTAATTATGAATACGAAACAATAAAAAATAATGAGAAAGGTTTAATTTACTTACTGAAACCACAATATTTACAGACTGTTTTAATAGATATGAGAAGAGAATTATTTTATGATGAATCTTCTCAATATATTGATCAGCAAACTATTAAAACTGAAAACACTTATAATACATTACCATAAGAGTTTTAAATTTTTATCAAACATCATCACATATCGGTGTTTGCGGGAACGTTCTTTCCATTCCCCCGCAGAACCTTTAACTTTTCCTCTAGAGTGTTTAGTTCCGTCTGAATAGTAGAAATCTTTCTTTGCATCTGTAAGTCCGCAATACTTAAAGTTACAAGCGCGATAGATTGTACCAGAATGAAAATCACTATCAGCGTAAGAGATGATTGCTTTAACTTCAGTATCCTTCCGTAACTGTCTAATCGATCTTGAAACAAACCAAGAAGTGATATTATGCTCAACAGATTGGGTGTCTGGGTGGATG